GCAGCCGCATCACTGGTAGGTTTGGCTGGAGTTGGCGTAACAGCCTTTTTCTTATCATTCATAATAGGATACGCAACAGATGCAGTTAATGCAATAGTTCCAGTATTGGTAGATTTTTCTAATGCAGCAGTTAAAGCAGCAAAGTCAATTGTCGGAGTAATTCCTCCAAGACTTGTAGACGAAGCCACTTCTGGAATGCAAACAGTATTAGATGGTGTTAGAAAAATAGGTTCTGCAATAGTGGGAATGATTCCATACTTGTCTGGAATGAGTGCTTTGGGAACAATAAGTGGCATTCTAGCTAATATTTTATATTTGGCAGGATGGGCAATCTTAGATTTAACTCCTCCTATTGTGTTTTTTGGGACGGCAGTAATAATTGCGGCAAAAGCAATAGTTTCAATCATTAATCCAAAATATGTTCAAAGTGCTGTAGAAGGAGTCGAAGCGGTTCTAAATGCCGTTAAGACTATTGGAACAGCAATGAAAAACATGTCAGATTTTTTATATGGATTTTCTAGTAATTATGATTTCACTGGTTGGGTGCCAATGTGGTTGTATATGGCATCAGATGCAATAATAACCATTAAGAATCCAATTCTTTATTATGCACTTGTTATAAAAAATTTCGCAAAAGCACTTGGTGCTGTTTTTAGTCCACGACTTGCAAAAGGTGCTTCTGAAGGAGTTACGGCAGTAGTTGATGCAATAACCGATATAACAAATTCCATAATGAAATTAAAGGAAACAATTGACAAATATTCAACAACTGCATTATATGCAGGTGCAGTTGTTTGGTGGATGAATGGTGCAATTAGATTCTTTCAAATAATTCAAGAACCAATTATAAATTTTGGAATAGCAATAAGTGATTTTGCATTGGCTCTCAATACTGCTTTTAGCGCAAGACTTGCAAAGAGTGCTTCTGAAGGTGTGAATGCTATTATCGGAGCTATAACTGAAATTACAACTTCTGTTATGGAATTTAAGAAAACAATTGACAAATACTCTGTTTGGGCACCCAAATGGGTTGCTTGGTGGCTAAGGGGCGCTGTTACTTACATGCAAACAATAAGACAGCCAATTGTAAATTTTGTAATAGAAGTAATGGGTCTTGCACAACAATTAGGCACTAATGTAAAAATTGGTCCGGCCAAATTACTTGCAAAGACATTAACTGTTTTGTCAACAATTATTGAAAAAACAACGACAGTAATAAGCGATCTTTCCAACAAGTTAGTTCCATTAGTGAGAGGAGGTTGGTTTAAGAAATCTCCAGCAGAACTTATAAAAGAATCAGAAAACAAATTGAAGAGTTTCTTCAAAACAGTATCTGGACTTGTTGTTTCAATAATCGATGAAGTCCAAACAAACTTCAAAGATATTGGAAAATTGAAATCTACTGCTAAAATTCTTATGGTTGTTGGAATGATAATAACTGAGATGGCAAAAGCAGTTGAATTATTCTCAACAAAAATAATGCCTTTTACAAAGAAAGATTTTGCAACAGGTAAGTCTCCAATAGAAAAAATAAATGAATCTCAGGGCCAACTTAAAAAATTCTTTGAAAATATAAGTAATCTTATTTCTGAAGGAATAGTTGCTCCAGTATCAATGATTGGAAATGTTGAAACATTGAAGCCAGTTGCTAAGACATTGGCTGTTATTTCAGTTTTGTTGAATGAAGCAGCCAAGACAATCAAGGCTTTAGCTGATGTTGTTGGATTAATGGACCCAGTAAGCTTCTTCCAAGAATCGCCAATAAGTAAAATTTCTAAGTATAAAAATCAATTTGCAGAATATTTCCTTGAAATAGCTGATTTGGTTACTTGGGGAATTGTTTGGCCAATTCTCTTTGCTATGCCAAATACAGAAGACTTAAGAAAAGCTCAGACAATTTTAATTGGAGTTGCAACAATTGCTTGCGCTACAGGAAAAACAATCAAATCTCTTGCTGAAGTAATGGCTCTGATGGACCCTGTTAGTTTGTTTTTTGATTCTCCCATGGAAAAAATTGTCAATAACAAAAAACAATTTACAGATTGGTTTGATTCAATTGCCGTATTTGTTCGTGATGGGATTGTTGATCCTGTTGTGGCCATATTTACCGATACGACTCAATTGAATAAAGCGGCAGTTATAATCAGGGCCATGAGTCTAATTGCGATAAGACTTGTTCCTCTCATTAAAAATCTTGCAGAAGCAATTTCATTGGCAACAGATGCTCCCACATTCTTCGGAGTTGCTCCGATGCAAAAAATTGTAGACAATAAAGAAAAATTTAAGGGTTGGTTCATATCAATTGCCGAATTCATGAAAACTGGAATTATAATTCCTGTTTTCACGAATCTTGGTGATGTAGACATGGGCAAGGCTCAAAAAATAATCATGGCTATGGCCACAATTGCAAGAAATATATCTCCACTCATCAAGAACATGGCATCGGCAGTTGGCATGGTGAGCGAAGGAGGAGAAGAAAGCATAGACACCGATTTTCCAATGGACAAAATAATTGCCAGCAAGGATAAATTTGCTAAATTTTTCAATACTACTGCGATATTTTTGAGAGACGGCGTGGTAATGCCTATTTTGCAACAAATGGGCGATCTTAAACAAATTCAACAGGCATCAAGAACTTTGTTGGCTATGAATTCTTTGTTGACAAATATTCCACTAGTAATCAAAAACTTTGCAAACAATGTTCTTCCATTGGTTGTAAGCGCAGACACAGATTTAAGGGATACTCCTGCTGAGAAGATAGATGCAGGAAAAGAAAAATTTGCAATATTCTTCAGGAATGTTACAGCTTTCTTGCGTGACGGAATTGTAAATCCAGTAATACAAGAAATGCCAGACTCTAAGACCATTCAAACAGCGGGAAGAATCATGCTTGGAATGAACATGCTGTTAAACAATGTTTCTGGAGTAATCAAAAATTTGGTTAAATTGTTTGGTGGATCACTTGATCCAAACCAATGTTTGAAAGAAGCTCCTATACCTATGATTGCTAGAATGGCACCAATTTATCAGGAATTCTTTGGGGCTGTAATTAGATTTTTGGTTGATGGAATTGCGAATCCCATATTGCACGGATTCCCTTCAGAAGATGATATGAAGGAGGCAAATGGCAGAATGAAAAACATGCTTTTGCTTATCACTCAAATTCCTCCATTTATTCAACAGTTGAATAAAACAATTAATGATCTTGGAACCAATATTGTTGGTTTTGGAACAATGTTTAGCGTGGCGGTATTTACAGGAACTTTTGGTTATATTTCCAATCTTTTAATTGAAGGTGTTATCAATCCAATCAGAATGATGCCAGACTCAGAAGAGCTTGATGAAATGTTAAATAAATTAAATTTGATGTCAGAAGTTGTTTATACTGCTGGAGTTGTTATGAGCAGAATGAATCAGACATTCAACAACTTCGCATCAGCAACAAATATTTTCTCATCACTTACTGGCAGATGGGATCAACACTTCTTCCAGAAATCATTCACGGGAATGGCGATAAGCTTAAAGAGTGGAATCATAGAGCCGATCACAAATCTTTTCCCGAAAGCATCTGAGCTTCAGATCGTTGTTGATAAGCTTGCTTTGCTTGGACAAGTATTAAATAAGCTTGAAGAGGTCATGAACTCACTTGGAGCAACATTCTCATCAATTGGCAATATGGGAGTCGATATGAGCCAAATTAATACAATGCCAATGGATAAGTTGTTGGCTTTGGCAAATATAGCACAAAGTGGGGCGCAAGCGGCAATCACACCTGTTGGAGCAGCAGTTGCAAATTCTCCAGCAGGAGCGGCAGTATCTACAGCAGCATCCGGCTCAACAAATGCCGCAATTGAGAACAAAGTTGCTGCCAAGAAAGCTGGAGAAGAGCCAGCGACAAATAAAGTTACATCGAAAGAATTGCAAGATATATCTAAAAATTCTTCTGATCAAAACGCAAAACTTGACACGCTTATTACATTATTCCAGAAGGTCGTCGATGCACTTAAACCTTCTCCCGCATCGGGAGGAGGTGGTGGAAGTGTAGCTGGTGAAACTCCTGATACTTCGTTGAATAGACCACCTGCCAAGAGTCCCATGTTTCCTAGGGCTGTGACCGGAAGGGTTGGACAGGGACCAGCAAAGCAAGTGAATACCTTGCTACCAATAAGACTGTAATTTGAGGTTAATTAAATGAATGCAACATTGCCAAGTGGAGATTTGAATGAGTTTATTTTTGAACAAAAATGTTATATCGATATAATAGGAAATGGAATAGATGAAACAATAGTAATGCAAAGTCTTCCAGATATATCAGATTCTAAGAGCGCAAGTTATTCCGATGAAACATCAATAGGTAGAAGTACACCATTTAAGACATATAACAATTCTGATAATAGAACCATAAACTGGACTGCTCACTTTATGGTGACAAAAAAAGATCATATAGAAAAATTTTTTGGATACATTCGTGCAATACAGGCAGCAGTATATCCATTTGATAGCAGAAGCAGTCAAGGAGGATTGGGAGGCGCTCCTTATGCTCCTCCTCCAATTTGTAAATTGCAATGTGGAGATCTATTGTCAAAACTACCTCTTAATGCAATAATGAAAAGCTATAGTATAAAATTTGATACTTCTGTTCCTTGGGACGAAAATACATTTTTACCCTATAAGTTTGATATTGATATGAATTTTGATATAATTTATGATCAATCAAATTTACCCGATTCAAATAAAATATTAAATGATTGAAAATAAAATATTACAGGATTAAAAATGGCAAACTACATAGAATACACAAAAATACAACCATCTAGATTTGTTCCTATATCGAGTAGGTACTATGAATCGCCTGTTGTTTATTATACAGAAAACAAGTTAATGACATTTGCGACATATAAAAAAACAGTTATACCAAAGACCAACAGGGATAGATACTATGTAATTACTGCTGGCAGAGAATATAGGCCAGACTTAGTGTCTTTGGCGGCTTATGGCACTGTAGATTATTGGTGGAAAATCATGGAAGCCAATGACATCAAAGATATTTTTAATTTTAAGGCTGGTTTGAATATTCGTTTGCCAGATGCCATTTTAGGATAATTATGCCTGTTCAATCTTGTGTTGTTGAAAATGGATTGCTTAAAATGTTTGGTTGTGCCACTCCAGAAGCACCCATAGAAGGAGCGGTTTACGCTGCATATGTAGAAATGAGATTTGGGTCATCAAATCCAGAAGAACAAGTAGTTTTAACAGTTGGTAATAACTCAGCGCCTACAGGAAACTTAGCGGTAATTAATTCATTTGAATATGGACAAGAAGGATCAAGCGGATATCAAATTGATATTGAAATCATGGATCATGGAGGAGCCATGTATAAAGAAATCATCAGAAACCTGAACAAATCATTCGTCACTCAAAAACAAGAAGCGGAATTTATAGCAATTGATTTTGGATGGATAATAAGCGATGAAGATGGCAATTCTAGATTGAAAACAAGTAGAACTACAATTGGAACAGTATTAACTGGAGTGATGACATCTGTTGAAACAAGTTTTGCAGGAGGCAATGTCAAGATTAAAGTAAAAATAACGGCTCCTCAAGACATTGGATCAGCCCAAACAGGTTCGGAAGGAAGCAATGATCAGCTTATGGACTTAAAAACTGCCATCAGGAATGTTTTGGTTGATGGAGAACAGCCTTTGTTTTCAAATGTTTCTTTTAGAAGTGCATCTTCATTTGAAGATGCGGGTGCAGACAATAATTTAGAATTTGAAAAATCAAAAGGTGGAGAAAAGGGTCCGCCATCAGTTTGGCCAAAAGATCAGATGAGTGTTTTGTCTTGTGTAAGATCTTGGCTTTCAACAGTAACATCTGCTGATGGTAGAGGACTTATGATTCTTTACGATGCTGCCAATAATGGAATTATAATCCAAGAAGACCCATTGGACCCTAGCGGACAAAATTCTGGATGTTGCACTACAAGTGTTGCCACCTATATTGTCAATGGAGGGAATTGCAGTCCTGTTATTGAATTCAGTCCATCTGTTCAATGGGCACCAACCATGGTTCCCGGCAAGGGTGGTACTAATGGTGGTGCTTCTGGCGGAAATGCACCTCTTCTTGAACCAATCAACAACATTCAGGACACAGGTTCTCAAACTAGTCCAACAATGGAATCTCATGTTTGGAATTTCATTCCTCCTAAAGATCAAGCTGATAATGCAAACAAAGCTATTGGTGCAGCTATGGACGCAGAAGAGAAGACAGGACCGGGTCTTTCAGGAGGAACTCCAGCATGGTCTGCTGATTTGAAAATAATGGGCGATCCTTTCTATACTAATGTATATAACTTCCTTGGAAAATCAGTATCAATACTTTTTATAAACCCATATTATTTTGGCAATGAAGCTAATTCAACATGGCTTCAAACATCAGTATGCAATACAATGTTAAGCAATAAAAAATATATGATTAAAAGAGTAAATCACAGTATTAGTGCCGGAAGCTACACAACCACTTTGCAACTTCAATTGAATGTACCGAACATTGATATAGATTGGGATGCCAGTCTTGGCGGAAACGGTTGTGGTAGTTTGGAACAAAGCTTCGTTGATGCTCCTGCTAAGAGTACACTATAAGGAATAAAATGACATTTGTATCACATAAAGATTTTCAATCTCTAAAGAAAAAAGTTGACACAATTGTCAATCAAATGGGAGGACTTAATTATGATATGAGACAAGTTGTTCGTGCAGAAATTTTGTCAAATTCCAAAGTAATTGACCAGTCACAAATGCAATATGGTCTTTATACGGCTTTGTGTGTTGACACTTTGGATATATGGAAGCAGAACAGAATTCGTTTTTATTCGCCTCTTTTTCAGAACCCTCAAATGAAAGTTGAACAACTTCCTTGGGCTAATGCAGTAAGCGCCATGGGAGGATTTGATGATACCGGATTGACATGGGTTCCTCCAGCAGGATCAACTGTTGTCATTATGTTTGAAAATGGTAGTCGTAGTTCTCCTTATTACCTTGGAACAACATGGCATCGAGATCGTGGTCCTAGTGGTCAACATACTTGGGGCTACAACATAAATGAATATTATAAAATATGGGAAGGAACAAGAAATGGTTATTTAGTGGGACCAGACGATGGATCTCAAGTTTTGCCTCCTTGGAATACTGAAAACTATAATGGTTTTGATCTCACATCAGTAATTGACTTTAATTCCAATCCAGAAGCACAAAGGCTTTTGACATATCCAAACATATACGGATTCAAAACTCCAGAAAAGCATATGATTAAGATGGTCGATGGAGACCCTAAGTGTAATAGAAAGTGGAAAAGATTTGAAATCATGTCCAGTTGTGGAAACTGGATTATGTTAAAAGACGATCATTTGCATTATGCCGGTCAGTGGGCTCACCCTGATTGCGGAGGAGTGGTCAAAGAAGGTGAAACAAGTTGTGTTGAAGATGCTTACACGCAGAATCAAATTGACAACATATCATCTGGAGGAACAATTGAACAAGCACAAAATACAACAGACTTGAGTCCCGAGTCTGGAAAAAAACTTGAAGAAAATTCTTGTGAAGGAAAAAAGAGCAACAAAAAAATCATTGGAGGACACCCAAACACAGGTTCTCCCAGATCAACATATTACAAAAAACAAATAGGTTCTAATCCTTTTTTTAAGCAAAGGCAGGAGTGTCGTCCTTACAAGGGTCCGCCTACTCCGCAGAATAATTCTGCTGATTTACCGCAAAGTGGAATTCAGATTCAATCAATATCTGGTCATTCTTTCGTAATGGATGACTCAGTTGAGGAACCAAGTGGTTCACCGACATGGGACAGAGAATTTGATTTTGGTTGCAACAACAAGTATGTTGGAAGAAGTTATTGGAAGTCAGCAACTGGACATAGCATAGAATTAAGTGATGTTGAAGGTGAGTCTGGTAGTGACAAAGGTGCAATTCGTGGTCAAGATAATTACATTAGGATAAAAACAGCTACTGGCAATAAAATTGAACTGAATGACCACACTCAATCTGAGCCAGATTGCAAGGGTTGTCCTCCCAATATTGCTGGAGAGAGAAGAGGTATTCTTCTTCAAAGTACTAGTAATCACATTATTCAAATGTCTGATGAAGGCAATGAACAATGTGGACCATGTCGAGTAGAAGGCGGGAATCCTGTAGCCAAAGCAAAGAAAGCCTTTGTCAAGATTCGTTCTGGTTATGGTCTTGAGATGAGTTTTAATGATGATTCAAATCAGGAAACTGCGGAAAACCAAAACATTCAGATATATTGTCCTCACAAGCAAAATGTGAATGGACCTCATATTTTCAGGATGCAGGAAGCAACTGATCCCTCACCCGGATTAGTATTTCTGAGAGTTGGTGGCAACTACATTAACATGACCGCAATTAACCATTATACGATTGTCGGAACAAATGAAGACAGTAGTTTAATTGAGTTTGTAACAAAGTATAACTTGGTTTATTCCAAAGATGCTTACATGAATATTACTGATACATCTCATTTATTTTTGGCGAAAGATAAAATTATTCTTTTGGCTGGTACTGACTGTCCAGACCCAGAGGGAGGCCCTTCTGGACCATGTTTGGCTCCTGTTTGTGTTCTTAAGGATGGTGCTATTAGAGCTAGTGATCGTGTTTTTGCAAGTGCATCTCCCGATGCTACGGTTTTGAGTATGTTTCAGTTGAAACCATTCTATAAAGAACCTCCAACAACTCCACCGACTACTGGATAAATAGTTTGTTGTACAAGTTTGTAAGATTGATAAATAAAAAGTATTTTAGAAAAACCGTCATAATTTGGCGGGAGGAAATAATATAATATGGCTACATTTGGCGGTGTTCCCTACCCAACAGTAAAAACACCAAGGGGTTATTGGTATTCACAGACTGGAAGCAGTCAGATCAAGTCTGATTTGCTTTGTCTTCTTTTGACAAATCCGGGTGAAAGGGTAATGATTCCAGATTTTGGCACTCCTCTTAAAAAACTATTATTTGAGCAAAATGATGTTGTTTTGAGGAATGAAGTGAAAAGAGTTATATCTTCTGCTATAAAAAAGTGGGAGCCTAGAATTGTTGTGCAAAATATTGAGGTTTCTTCTCAAATTGACGAAAATTCTTTGAATAATGATGATGACAGAAGCTCTATAGATAGCATTATATCTGTTAAAATAATTTTCGTTGATCCACAGAATATTAAACAGGTGGAACAACTTGTACTTGAAATTCCACTAAGTTAGGAGAAAAAATGGCGACAAACAATAATTGCCCATTTGATATTACGCCATATACTCAGTCTCAACTGATTACAACGCCTAGTATTTTCAGCCTCAATTATACAAACCAAGATTTTTGGAGCATGAAGACCCGTCTTGTTGAATTTATCAGGCAGAAATTCAGCACGGATTTTTCTGACTTTGTTGAGTCATCTTTGGCAATGATGTTGATTGAAAACTGGGCTTTTCTTGCTGACACATTGTCTTTCAAGATGGATCAGATTGCTAATGAAATTTTCATTGACACGGTAACAGAGCTTGAGAATGCCTTCAGGTTGGCTAATTTGGTTGGTTATCAGCCACAACCTCCAATAGCAGCCAGATCATTGTGGACTGCAACCTTGAATAATCCTGTTTTAAGCGATGTTCCAATACCAGCGCCATTTGATGTTCAGATCAATGCTGGAGGAACAGCAATAACTGTTGAGCTATTCCCAGCAGATTCAGAAAACAACCCTATTTTTGATGAGGACATCATTATTCCGGCTGGCAATCTTGTTAATGCAAGCATAGTTGGTCTTGAGGGCAAAACAAGAAATATCTTGATTGCTGGAACAGGTGCTGTTGGACAAGTAATAACCTTGGGACAAAACCCTGTTATTTTTGATTCGATCAGGGTTTATGTTGACGGAATCAAATGGGACCAAGTGCCTTATTTCACAGATTCACAACCAAGAAGAGAATACAGGATTGAATATGATTCAACATATACGGCTTATGTAATTTTTGGAAATAATCAAACTGGTTTGGTTCCAAATAGTGGAAGTAACATTCGTGTGATTTACAGACAGGGAGGCGGAACTGTAGGAAACATTGTAAGTGGAACTATTGAAAAGCAGGCAATCATCAATGTGCCGGGAATTCCATATGGAATTCCAATTGTTATGAGAAATTATACTAGAGGTGAATTTGGATATGATGGGGACACTATTGACGATATCAGACTTAAGCTTCCAGCTTGGGTAAGGTCTCAAAACAGGGCTGTTACTGGTTTGGATTACAAGACATTGACTGATCAATTTTCAACTCCATATCAGGGTCAAATTGGAAAAAGCACGGCTGTACTAAGAAACAGTGGATGTTCTGGCAACATTGTTGATATTTATATTTTGGCCAGAAATGGCATAGATGGTCTTCAAGAGGCAGGACCAGACTTGAAAGTTGCTTTAGAAAGATATCTTAATGATGTAAAAATGATTACTGATTTTATTTGTATAAGAAATGGATTCATTATACCAGTAGACATAAATATAGACATTGTAATGGACAGGCTTTATAGAAAGTTTGAAGAAGAATTTAGGGTAAAAATACAGAGAAGACTTGATCAATTTTTTGCAATATCCAATTGGGAATTTGGTGAGCAATTGAAGGAAATCGATATTACAAAGACTCTGTCAGATTTGAAAGAAATAACAAGTATTGATGTATCTTTCACAACAGACAATCCTAATAATAGCGGCAATATAGTCAACTCAAGATTCTTTGAGATCATAAGGCCAGATGTGATAACGATCACATTTACATTTGAGTAAGGAGTGATGGTGGCAATAGTCGATCTTGAAAAAAATCCCACAATAACCGACACTGTCAGGTTTCGTCTTTTGACACCTGATTATAACGGTTGCTTTTTGACGATGCCGTACAAGTTTGACAGCATCACCATTTACTTTGTTGAAAGAGATTTTTCTAGTGGAAACACAAGCGCATACAATGAAAAAAGCTATGATCCAAAGAAAATTGCTTTAGCAGAAGAGCTTGAGGCGACAGCTTGTGCAAACCCAACATCAGATAATATAGCAGCAGCGAAAAGGGCAAGAGCATTAGCCGAACAAACTGTTGCTTCATCTTTTTTTTATTTTAATCAAGCCAATCCAATAAAAATTGTTGGTAAAAATACTGAACCAGCTTGGATTACTGGTCATGAAATAACTGGAATAAGTGCAACAAATCCTGTTGTAATAACATCAGCAAGTCACGGCTTAAACACAGGCGATACAGTTTACATATACGCAACAAATTCCGCCCCTCCAGTTGACGGCGAATATGAAATAACATATTTAACATCGAATACTTTTTCAATTGATTTTGATTTAAGCGATCCAAGTTATACTGCCGGTACGGACGGCATGTGGTTCACATCACTGGAAAACAGCAATAATTTTGTTCAGCCTGTAGTTGTCAACAATCAGACAACAATTGGCCTTTTTGAGTATCTTTGGGAGCCAAGGGGAGTTAGAGAGGGTGACTATTTCATTTGTTGGAAGTGGACACCATTGGTGGGTGGAGATTCAATTTCTTCTCACATTAAGTTTAGTTTATCTGGAAACACGCATGTAACAACAAGTATACCAACTCATTTTACAAATCCTGAAAAATACAAAACTTTGTTAGAAAAGTATACTCCAGAAATGTTCAAAACACTCATTTCTGATGTTGATGAAACACCATCTGTAATTGACAGGTTCAATCAATCAGTGGCTCTTGGATTTACAACTCTTGAAAACTTAGCCAATCAGATTGTTGACCTTCAAGATCCAAATGTCATAGCAGAACCACTATTGCCTTATTTGTCAAATTTGTTCAATTTGAAATTAAAAAGCAATGATCCGACAAGATGGCGTGGACAAATAGCAAGAGCAATTCCTCTTTTCAAAAATAAAGGAACAAGGAATGCGTTAGAAGAATCGTTTGGTCATGCAGGAATGAAACTTGTTTCATATAAGCCATTGTGGCAAGTTGTTTCAAGGTATACATGGCAAGAATCATTTACATATGAAGGCATAATTTATGCTTGGGAATTAGAAAAAGTTTTAATTGAACCTATTGATCTAAATAATTTTTATTTGTGGATAAGACCTTATAATTCAGACGCATATACGATATTGACATCTAGTTATGTGTCATTCTCAACAGTAGATGGCATAACAACTATGACTTGGGTTGGTGATACTCTTTCAGTTGATCCAATTACATTGATTTCTGGAGATACAATTAGAGTTTTGTATCAATATTCAACAATTCCAAGTCCTGTTGAACAAGATTTGGAAAATTATGTTAGAACTCTTGAGTTAATAGACAAGCGTGACGAAAGAAGTCAAATATATCCTTTGAAGAATTGGAATGTTCGTGGAATTGAACAAGACGATGTTTTATTTAATTTGATTGTTCCTTCAAGAAATCCATTTCATGATTTCTTAATTTTTGGCCAGATAAGGACTGAATTTCCTTATTCGGAAAACATTTACAATATGGAAGAGTACAACGGTAGTATTAGAAATTCCAAGGTTCCTTGCGACATAGGAAGGGAATTTGTTGATCCTTGTTCATCCTGCATAAGCAGTAGTTATAACATAGATGTTCAAATAGACGCATTGTCAAATGATAGAATAAATGAGTTTTATGAAGTTTTGGCAGAAAACATGCCATTTCATGCTTTGTTGAATACTGTAAATTTCTATGGAGGACTACAAGAATTCATTGCTTCTCCACAAGAAACCATTGAATGCTTAGTAAAGGTTGCTCAACTGCAATATTGCATTTCTGGAGAAGGTCAGACTTATTTCAATAGATCTATGAGACTTAGCAATCTTAATGACCTTCCAAATAGCCAATGCATCTTTAGAAATGAACTTGCAACAAAAACACAAGTTGTAACATCGGCTACAGCTACTGCCTATAACTCTGACATCGTTGTTTATTGTCCAAGTCAACCATTAGCTGGATTTGCAATAAGGGGTGATCATAGTGCGATATTGCAAATTCTTGATGGTGCATATCAAGGTTCTTATATAGTATACGGCGTTGATGACAGAATTGTTTATTTCAATACTTCACCAACAGAGCCAATTGATGGGTGCAATAACATATTCTCGTGGTCTGGATCATTGAGTACATGTTCATTTCCTTTCAGAATCATTAATCCAATTATTGACAATTACAACTATGGATCTTTGTGCAATATAATTCAGGACAATCTTGTTGTATTTGGCGATTCTTCTAAGGATTTTGGATTACTTGGCATCAAGTCGCAATTTGATGTTAATCAAGGAACTGCTTTATCTGCTTATGAAATTTCTATTCCCGCTTACGGACTAACAAATTATACAATATTGAATGTTGATCCTAGCGGAAATTTAACTATAGATTATGACAGTACTCTTCCTTCTTCTTCCTCTACAAATATAAGCTACACAATTTATAACGGTGCTACTCCAGTTACCACAGGAACATTAGGTTTTCTAACTGTTACCACCAGAGGCCGGGTTACAGTTTTGAATTCGTCTTTGCTACCAATAAGCAGCATGATAACTGGACCAAATTTTTATCATAATGTTAGTTCAATTGATTATGAAATATCCAGTTTGGTTGATGGAACAACAGACCAGTTTTATATAAGCGGTTATAATGGTGGTACTATAGCTGGACTTAATATGGTTATCACTAAAAGAATGGTTGACAATGTCATTGGCTACATGAGTCATCGTGGCATGAACATTCAATTTTCTGGAATTGACTACGAAACAAGTCTTGGAATTCAAGATGGATCAAACAATATTTTACCATATGTTGATCCTGTAGTAAATAATTTCATGGCTAATTATATTATCGAAGTTGATGGTGTAAATTATTGGATGTCGGGTATTAACGGAAATAGTCCAGCAGGCGATACTACAATAAATTTAAGTGGTCCTGACATTTATTGGAGAACTTTGCTAAACGGAGGAACATCAGTTACAGTCAATATGTATAAATACAATAGCTTGGGATCAACGATTCCCGGCCAACAATCAGGTCAACCAACTCATACTTTCCAAAAGCTGGATAGATCAGGAAGTCCTAATGTTACTGGGACAAATGAGTTGAATGATGCGATAGTCGCTTCTCTGAGTGTTGAAGATCAGGGAATGCCGAAGGAAAACATAAAGCAGAAAGAATCAATCTCGTATAAAATTGTTTATTCCAATGGAAGCGGAGAAGAAGGCACACTATGAAAGATCTAATTAACAGTATCAAGACCCGTGGCGATGTGCAGATGATAATAGATTATGCTTGTGGAAAGCGTGAGATTATTGAGTTTCCAAACACGGTATTAAATAATGGTCGTGAAGCTCTAGCTGCTTCTCTCGGAAACAAATTTACTGGAAATTATAGTTTCTACATTAACAGGATGATTTTTGGAACTGGTGGAACTACTGGCGGAAATGTAAAATTCGTTGATGCTGGTAGAAATGGTTTGTTTTGTGGTTCTCCAGTTTCATCAAAGCCCGTCATATCCGCAATTGATCCTAATGTTAATTCGCAGATAATTTTGACCTCTGTTTTGGCAACTGGTGATGCAGTTGGCGAAACTCTCAACGAGATGGCATTACAAATGGCCACTGGTGATTTGTACAGTATGGTTACATTTCCTGATTTGACTAAAACAGATCAGATGAGTATCATTTGGAATTGGACTCTAAGCTTTATCTAATATTGAAGGGGGAAAATGCCTGACTTAAATGGTTTACCAGTTCCACAATACAATGCTGGCCAGCCTTATCACTGGGAATATGACAATCTGCCTTTGCAAACATTGGCTGATAGGGATGATCTGATCAATGCTGTTGTAGACACTCATCAAGAGATTTTAAGAAATAGTGCTGGCACTGTAGGAACATTGGCTAATCGTCTTGATCAATCGATTCAAGATGATGGTAATTTGCTTACTAGTGCTGTTAATGATGCCTTGCACAATATTGCAAAACACACAGATGGTAGTACTACCGTTTCTGGTTCTGATCTTACAGATTACCAAAATCTTGGTTATGTGACAGTAAGCAATCCTGTTCCTTTTGTGAGGATGCTAGAGGCGGAGAGAGATAAGCTTTCTCTTGTTGCAGATGAAGCCACTAAGTTGTTGGTTGATGTCAACACGCCATCTCTTGTTTATACATTCGGTGATGGTGGTATTGACAATCTTGTCTTGGCTGAGTCAACTAGTATTGGATGGACATTTGAAGGCCCGAATAGCGTAAAGCCGGAAATTAAATTTTCTATTGCTTTTGCCCATCGTCATTATTATGATTTAGAACCAATAACTAGCAATTACATCAATTTTCAGGTCAATAGCCCATCTACTCCATACATGGAAGACAGTTTGCGAGTTTATATCAATGGTGTGAGACTTAATTCAGAGTATAATGTATATGTTCCAAACAACACCGTAAGCACATGGACTTCCAATAGGTTCACTCCAAGTCATCTTGCTGGGACATTTGCGCTTGCGACTGCAATCAATGCTTCTGATATAATCAGAATTGATTTTGATGTAGCTGTAACATAGGAGCTTGCATGTCATTTATAAACTGGGTGAAGAATAGAGATAATGATCTTTATTGTGAGTTCATCTTGCAGGATGAGTATGGCAATGAAAATACAGACAGCAAAAAAGAACTTGTTGTTCTGGTCGGACCTCCAGCAGTTGGCAAAAGCACATATATAGCTCAAAAATTTCATTCAGATGATGTTTTTGTTGTAAGTCGTGATGAAATAGTTGATCGTGTATCAAAAGATTACGACATGACATATGATGATATGTTTGCGTTGCCTCCAAAAGATGCTTTGCCAAATACTAGCGTGGCTGGAATGGAAAAGTATGGGAATGTGCAAAAAGCTCCTTTGTGGATGAAATGGACTCCCGTGGTTTTCGATAGAGTTCAAGAAGCGAATGATAGAATAAATAATTTATTGCAAAAAAGATTTGCTGATGCAGTAAATTCTGACCTGAATATTGTTGTTGATATGACAAACATGACAGCTTCTGTTCGCAAGAACGCTTTGAAACATGCAGACAAAAAAGATTATTTCAAAAGAGCGGTAGTTTTTACATTTCAGGATTCTGATCTTCCTGAATTGATGAGAAGAATGAAAGAAAGAAGCGATAAGATTAGAAAGCAGGGAGGAAGCAAAACAATTGGCGAAGATGTCGTCAATAGAATGATTCAAAGTTTTGAAGCTATAGATCCGAAAGAAGGATTTGACCGAGTTGACACAATCAATACTTTTTCTGTTTGATTGTATCAAAGCATTTCTCTTATAATTACGGAGGAGTGCTTATTGTGACTATGTTTTCAAACAAAGATTTGAAAGTGTGTTTTGTAATTTTATCGCCAGATTGTGCTGTTAATCTAATCAAAAATACAGCCAGTTCGATCAAATACCACTATCCAAAATTACCTTTTATAACAATTACGGAATCATCAGCAATCAAAGAAGATGTGGCTGAAATTAAAAAAATATGCCCTGTATACAAGGGAAATGAAACAATAAGTTCTCTTATAAATGTTGGAATGCGCCACTCTCCTGCCGAATGGGTTTTTCTTGTAATAGCTGGAACAAATGTAAGACCAAACCTTGATTCCAAATTTTCATTCTATGTTGCAAATGAAAAAGATATTCTTTATCCAGTTGCAAATTACAAATATAATTTTATTGATGCCACTTTGAATGGATTGTTTATAAATCGCAAAACATTCAGGGAAGTTGGAGAAATGCAGGAAAGTGGCTCTCTTGACATGGTTAAACTTGCTTGGGCAGCGGAAGCTGTCGAATATGGTTGTAAGTTCAAGGCAATAGTAGGCAGTAAAATGTGCTAAGGAGCATGACATGGAACTTGTAAAAAATGAATTGCTGAAAGAAATTGATGAAGTGATTTCAAAAAGAGAAATCAATCAAAGACATAGTTATTTTCAGTTAAAGTATTTTTTGATTGGCAAAGAGCCGACAATGCAATCAAAAATGTGGCAATGCCTTCGGGAAATGAAAAATAGAAGCGAAAGCTTGAAAAGCATTGATCTTGAAACTGAAGAGTTAAAAGATAAGTTGGAGCTACTAGATATTAATGTCCAAAAAGTAAAACATGACAAGGATAAATCCCTACCTGAAGATAAGATTTTACATGATCTTTTTATGAAAGAATGTGACATTAAAATTCGCCAGTTGGATCGTCAAAAAAAGGCTTTGGAACAAAGTTATAAGGATATTCAAGAAAGAAGGCGTTGGATATCAGAGGAAGGTAAGTTTTTTCTGGAAACATTCAAAAATCTGGAAAAGATTGAACCACTCAAACATTTTGATGATTTGGAGGCTCAAAAGGAATACTGGCAAGAAAAACTTACCCAAAAAGTTAATCTTAAGATGTTGACCCAGAACACAATTGATGTCGATCTTATTGAAACAATTGTGGCTTTGCCAGACGACTTAAAAATCAAACAACAAACACTACAAACATTAAACTTAAAACAAAATGAAATACTTGTTAAACTTTCAGAAACAGCCAAAAAACTTGAATCTAAGAATTTGAAGGAGACTTGATGGCAGTAACAAAAATATCATCGTATGATACTGGTTATGTTACAGGAAATTTATCTCTTTATCCAGAGGCGATAGATTCAAGATATCAGCTTTATGAGGCAAAAAACAATGCCGAAACTAAATTATCTCAATCATTAACATATACTGCAAAATTTATTTTAGTCGAAAACAATGATAGTTTTCCATCAACAGGCATCATCAGGATTGGTCCTCCTCCCGGCCAATCCGGTGCCGCAGAGATGATTTATTACGACAATAAATCTCAAGGGATTTTTAAGAATTTGATAAGGGGATTCGCTGGATCAAGGCAAAATCCTTGGCCAGTTGGAAGTTATGTTACAAGCGCAGTTTTCGCAGAACATCACAATAGTATCAAGGATGCCATAATCAACATCGAAACAAATGTTGGAGTTGAAACAAATCCATTGTCTACTTCCCTCAATGGCATCCTTAAAACTCAAGAAAACAGGTTTTTAGCACCAAGGCCAGTTTTCAGAAGTTATCCAACAATTGCCTTGCCCGGAAAAAAAATAAGATTCCAGAACTTCAGTTCTGGACCAATAATTAGATATCTTTGGGACTTTGGAGACGGAACTACTTCAATAGAAAAATCTCCATCACACACATATTACAAGGAAGGTGTTTTTTCGATCAAATTGAACATCATTACTGAGAGCGGGGCTCAGGGAATTGCTGAAAAGAAAAATTACATCACAATAAGTAACGATGCAGCTTTGCCATTTTTCTATATTCTTCCAAAAACAGGAATTTCAATGCAGACTGCCATTTCCTTGGGAGATTCTAATTTGGCGACAAAATTCAACTTTGTTGACCAAGCAGACGGCGACATCATTCAAAGATACTGGGTTTTTGATGGTGTTGGTTATCAAAATGGTGTACTTGTTCCTTCACAAACAATTACGGAACTTGATCCAAATATCCATTTTACTTCCTATACCTACGATAAACCCGGAAAATACACTCCATCATTATTGATCGTGTATGAAAACCAAAAAGTGAAAAGGTCTGTTCTTGCTGACAGCATAGTGGTGGAATAATGGCAACAAATTATCCTGTATCTTTTGATACCAATCTAAACCTTTACAAGGTTAGTGATGGGTTAAGAGTATTTCTTGCAGAGGATTACAATCCCGGCGATACCACCATTACGGTTCTTGGCGACGAATCAACCATGAGGTTGTTTAACAACACCGGAATCATCACTCTCACCGAACAATGTAGTGAACCATCTCTTCGTGCCCTGAGCTTTTCCTACACATCCAGAACACTTACAACATTTGAAGGT